ACCAGAAAAAAATTTAATTATTTATCTTTCTTGTGATGAAGCTGTAAAAGCTGCAAATTATATTTTGCAAATGGTCGATAATGCTAAAATCGAAGATACAAAAATTAGAGTTTATTCAAGCAAATCAGAATATGATGAGGTATCTGGTTTTTCGATCTGGGGCGGTATGTGGGGCAACTCAGGCAGAATCCAGCCTATGCCACCAAAGCAAGCCTCTGAGAGGACTGTAGATGTCCCAGCGAATCAACCTGAGCTACCAGATGATCTTCCTTTTTAACTATGTCAACTTATGAACTCCCAAGCAATCCTTATGTCGGACAAATTTTTTATCATCCAGACACTGAGAAAACTTATGAATTTTGTGAATGTACTAAGACTGATGTATTTACTGGATTAGTTACAGATGGCCCTTGTTGGATTGATATTACAGATAAGGATTTAGTTCCCTGACTTCTTTCCAAACAAAACAAACTTAATGCGGCTCATAAGAGTCGCTTTTTTATTGTTTTTCTTTCTTAATTTATATATTTGCTCTTGCTGCTGGCATATGATTTCCAAAGCACTAGCTATGAAGGCAGCTTGATTAGAATTGGTTTTTAATAGATGAATTGTATATGGTTTTAAATCTTCTATGTCAGTTAATTCATTTATGGCAGTAATAGACTTCTTGACCTCAAACTCTTGCTCAAGGCTTACACCAGCAGTCAAAACTTTCATAATGTTTTTCATTTTACTGGGAATAGTTTTTCTTCAATCATATTTACAATGGCATCATCAACGTCATTATCTGACTTAGCTGATAAGTCTTTTAAAAGCGAAATGGCAGCTTTACGCAACGATTCACTTTTGCCGAACTTAATAAACAGACCGATTAGAAATTTAGACATGATTTGTGTGTTTTCCCAAACATAGCACTGATTATTGAAGTTTGCCTTCTATCCTACTGACCGCCTGTGATAGCTTATTAAGTCGGTTGTATATATCTATTATTGTTTTTTCTCTTCGGTTGCTCATGTTAGATAAAACCATAACAAAAGCTGTAGCCGCTGCCCCTATTAACGCTGCTTGTACCTCTGTCATTGCTTTAAGTTAAAATTATAATTATCATTAGTATGACCAATAAAAGTACTTATGGCAGAACCACTAAAAGAAACTAAAAAAGGAGTTTGGTCAAAATTACAAGAGGCAGTACCAGATCGTGAAGAACAGTTTGAGTTTGTTTCTTTAGCTGTAAGATTGACTCTATTGCTTTGGGCTACTGCAATGCTTAGTTTAAGTTATTTAGACTTAAGCAAACTTGGCATACCTCAACAAAAAATAGACCCGACCTTCATAGCTTCGGTTTTTGTAGGATTAGCTTCCAGTTTTGGCGCCTCTATTACACAAAAGGGTAAAGAAAATGGTGCTAAGAACGGCAAAAGTGTTAAAGCTGAATTACAAGAAGTGTTAGGCACGACACAGTTAGTTAGAATAGATACACCTATAAAATTAATAGTAGATCCTAGACAGGACAAAAAATGAAAAAGTTTTTATTACTTGCAGCATTACTAATGCCAGCAGCCCATGCAGACCTTATTCACAAAATGACTAGCTCTGTACAACTTACAACAGATGGTGCATATACCATTGGAGAAAGAGGAGCAAGTACTTACAGTGTTTCAGGTTCAAATATAAAAGTTGCATCAGACAGTGATCACTTTGGAAAATTAGTAGCTCCAGCAAGTGCAACCGCAGCGGCAACTCTTGATCTTGGAACCTATGATATTAATACAGCAGGTTCAGCTTTTACTTTCACTGAAAGTTGGAAAACTGGAGATGTGGCTTACTCAGTTGGTTCTGGAGTGGACGTAACTTCTGGAGTGATAACGGATCTTCCTGTTTTATCGAAGACAACAAGTTATTCTGGTGGGGTTGCTGGATCTTTAGCTGGTACTGTTTTATCAAATAACACAAATACTTGTACTGCTGGCGGTGCTGGTACAACTTGTATTGGTCAATTTGTTACAGAGTTGAGTATTCTAGATTAATGAAATGGTTTAGTGTTTTTGTTTTATTTATATCCAACCCTCTGTATGCAATCCCCGTTGTGCCTAATTTTTCGCAGGGCAGTTCATTTTCCACAACTAGAACAACTACTAATATCAACGAACAGATCAAAACAGTTGAATTTTCAGGGTCGACTTATAGCGTTACAGGCAGTGGTGTCAGTGCTGACAGCAGCATTAGTCCAAAATATAATGACTTACAAACTACTCTTAATGGTGAAACCTATACATGGAAGCAAGTAGATTTAGACAACAAAGCAAACTTTTCACTAACAACAAATGGGGCAGCCTTTCAATTTACAGAGGTTTACAAGCAACCCTCGGTAAGTCGGATAACAGATGTATCAAGACAAATAACAAGCGAAAGCGTCACAGAAACTACTACAGTATTCTCGCAATAGCAAGTCTTACTTGTCTCATAAATAAACCAATTCTAGCAAACACTTCAAGTACAGCAGCGCCGGTAGCTCAGTCGTCATCAAGTGTTTCCAATCAAGCGGTGCAAGTTTTGCAAGGTAATCTTATTGAGTCGCAATTTGGAAATGGTGTTGTTTGCCAGAACTCAATGCTAACTATTAGCCCCTTTGTAACTACCACTTTTAATCAAAAGCGTCCTCAAGACTTGAGATATGAAACGCCAGTGTACAACATGGCAACTGATGATTCGGGAAATCTAACCAATGCAGGGGAAATTTTGTATCATCAAGAAAACTACTCTGCTAATAAAGATAATTTAGGAGTTAATTTTGGTATAGCTGCAACCTTTTCAATTCCATTAGGTCGTGCTTATCAAGACGCTTGTTTAAAGTCAGCTACTACTCAAGAGAAAATACAAAATCAAATACTAAATAATAAAATGCTAGATTATGAACTTGCAAGATTGAAAAACTGTGGCGAATTAAAAATTACAGGAATAGAATATCACCCACAAAGTCCATACCATTCTATATGTGCAGATGTTTTAGTTAAGCCAAAAATGAGTCAAGTTATACCGCATACTCATAAATTAAAGCAGTAGGCAAATTACGGTGAGTTTGCCTACCTAGACACCTTATTTAGGCCAAAAACACAATAAGGTTTTTTTATTCTACTTTATCTTTTTCTTCTTTTGAAATCTTTTTCTTTAGTTTTTTAAATATTGTAGAGATAAGCTTTTTTATCAAAGGAGCCAAAAGCGCAGAGCCACCAGCGACCACACCAATAAGAGAAGTTGAAATAAGACTTTGAGGTGTCCCAGTAAAAGTTTCTCTGAATGGTACTTCTTCCCAATTTTCGACACACTCGATAACTCCATCTATCTCTATTCTTTCGTAAAAGTCAAATCTAAACAGCCTTTTATCATTTCTGTAATCACCTTTCATAAATTGAGGGTTTAAAGGTGGGCAAGGTATATAAAGTTCATCTTCTTTTTTCTTCTTAGGTATCTTTGGTTGTATTGGTCTTTCAACAGTTTTCTGTTCTGCCCTATTAGTAAGAGTTGACTGAGTTCCGCTGAAATACATAGGAGTGTAGTTTAACGGCTCATAGCTTGGCATCTGTGTTCCGCACTCAATCACTGTGCCATTTTCATCAATATCTATTTCAGTAAATAAATTATTTCTATGAACTTTTATACAAGCTGGATAATCAACAATTAATTTTGGTACTTTTTTTATTCTTGGAATAAATGGCTCATAAACTTGTACTTTAGGAATATTTATTTCTTGAATTTTAATCTCAGGCATTTCATAGTTTTGGTAAGCCTTTAGGAATACCTACAGATGGACCTGTCATTTTTGGCAAGCCTTGATCTAATACTTTAGGCATAAGACCAGAAACGTTACCCATGACCTCTTTCATTAAACGGCTCTTGAACTGTTCTGAGGTTACATATTTATAACCAAAGTACCCTCCACCAATAACAGAAGTTACCATTAAGAATGAGAGGATACTTAAAATTTGACAAACACGATTTAGCATATGATTAAAGAAGCATTTTTAAAGGCGTTAATGCCTGTCACTATTATAACGTTTATGGCAATTCTGGCCTTGGCACCTCTTTATCTGACAATGGGATTAATGACAAGACAGTTGACAACAGAAACTAAGTAATTAACTTGTTACGATAAAATCTAGTTTTACAGGCATTAGAACAATACTTTCTTCTTTGTTCTTTAGTAAAAAATTCTTTACTACAACAAGGGCAGTACTTTTTTATGCATTTATCGTCACAACTCCCTCTTGCTTTTTTGCTTCTTCTTCCTCTGCTCTATCAGCTAAAATCGCATTGATAGCAATAGCTCTGTCCTGTATATTCTTTTGAACTTTTACAGCTTCTTCAAAATTTGTCTGTAGCGTTTTAAGTTCTTCCTGTAACTCTTCTGTTGTTTGACGAGCCATAAATTAATACTTTGTTTTACCTAGTGTAACAGCAGCATCTTGAGCCGTAAAGTCTTCAGAAGTCCATATAGAAGTAGTATTATCCTCCTTCTTGTAGGCTTTGATAATTTCT